TGGTTATGCAGATATAACAGGAAGACTTTCTGAAGTTCTAGATAGATTTGTTATTGATTCAAATTTGACATACGATTCTGGAGCTGGAAAGTTCTATATGCCAGGAGATAATATTGTTGGAGTTCAGAAGCCATATAGGGTTATGAGACTCACGTACAATAACAAAGAAATTGAGAAGGTATCTATAAGTAAGGTACTGAACTTAATCTCTTCTAATCTTACTGCTCCTACTGAAGTGTATCCTGTTTATACATTAAATAACTATAACAACACAGCATCTAGTATACAAGTGTATCCTTCAACAATAACGTCTGGCGTTAGTATGTTGTATGTAAGACATCCATATGATCCTAAATGGACATGGACTACTCTTTCTGGTGGAGAACCTATATTCAATCAAGGAGCTGTTGACTACCAAGATTTTGAGTTGCCTAAAAGTGATGCACCTAGATTGGTTGTCAAGATATTACAATATTCAGGTATATCTATCAGAGAGGCTGATGTGGTTCAAGCTATGGCATCTGAGGAAGCGATGGATATACAACAAAAAAATCAATAGATGGCTTATATAACTAACTGGCAGTACTATACAAATAATGGTAACGCACCTATCGATGCAAATCATGGGTCTTATCAGTATGTTTCTTTAGCAGATATCGTAAACAACTTCATGCTTATGAATGTTGGTGATGATAAGATAGTTAACAATATCAAGCGTTATGAAGTCCTGTTCCATGCTAAGAGAGGTATACAGGAATTAAACTATGATGCTTTACGTAACTTCAAGAAGATTGAGATTCAATTAGGTGATAGCTTGAAGTTAATTATGCCACCGGACTATGTAGACTATGTTCGTATGTCTGTTAATGTAGAAGGCATATTGTATCCAATGTCTGAGAATAAGCAACCATTATCAGCATCTGCATATCTACAGGATAACAACTATAACATCTTATTTGACTCAAATGGAGAGATTATCACAGGTCAGTCAATGCTTGAGATAAAAAATAATGAGAGACAACAATACTTTGGTGGCGGTGCTTACAACGGATGTTGGGGATGGTGCTGGGGTGGTGACTGGTACTTTGAGTACAATGTTGCAGGAAGGTATGGTCTTGATCCAACTATCGCAAATGTAAACCCTACATTCAGCATAAACAAGCAAGCAGGTGTAATAGACTTTAGCTCTGGTGCTAGAAATCACACTATTGTTCTTGAGTACATATCTGATGGTATGGAGAATGGTGATGATACAAAAGTAAGCATCAACAAGATGGCTGAAGATTATTTATATGCGTACATTAGATGGGCTATACTTGACAATAAGTATGGTGTTCAAGAATACGTTATCAGACGAGCTAAAGACGAAAAGGCTAAGAAGCTTAGAAACGCTAAAATTAGATTGTCTAACATTCATCCATCTAGACTTATCATGAGTCTTAGAGGACAAGGAAAAATAATTAAATAATGGCAGAAATTAAAAACACTTTCATAAAAGGGTCTATGAACAAAGACCTTGACGAAAGATTAATACCTGAAGGTCAGTATGTTGATGCGTTAAATATAGATGTAGAGACAACAGAAGGACAAGACGCAGGAGCTGCTAAAAATAAGTTAGGTAACTCTCTTATAGTTGACCTAAACACATTGTCAGGAGAAGATGCTACTACAGCTCAGACTATTGGAGCTGTTGAGTACGAGGCAGAGAATAAGATTTATTGGATAGTTACGTGCGATACATTTGACGGTATATATGAGTACGATGCAGCATTTAATATTTCGTCTAGAGTTTTGCAATCTAATAAAGCAACACCTAGCACTGCATCAAAACTAAACTTAAATAAGAAGTATCCTATCACAGGGATAAACTTCATTAAAGGTCAAGATGGTAATGATTTCCTGTATTGGACTGATGACTATAATCCACCTAGACGAATAAATATATCTAGAGCTAAAAGTTATGCTATAGATGACGCTAAGATTGATTCTGATATAGATGTAATTATAGAGCCACCATTATTTGCTCCATCTATTGAATTAGTAAATAACTTATCTACAGCTGTAGAAGACTCTAATAATATGTCTGAGAAGTTCTTGTACTTCTCATACAGATTTAAGTATGTAGACGATCAGTATAGCTCAATGTCTCCATTCTCTGCTGTATCATTCTTGCCAAAAGAATTTAACTACGATTACGGAGAAGGAAACAATAAGTCCATGATTAACTTCTTTAACTCTGTTAACGTTAGTTTTGAGACTGGAAATGAATTTGTTGAAGAGATTCAGATACTAGTTCGTGATACTAGAAATATAAATGTAAGTATTGTTGACTCTTATAACAAGAAGGAGTTAGGTATTCCTAACGACTCATCGTATAGCATAGAGTTCAATAATAACAAGATATATGCTGCCATATCTAACGAGCAAGTTACAAGGCTTTTTGATAATGTTCCGTTATTAGCTAAAGCTCAAGATGTTGTTGGAAATAGATTAGCGTATGGTAACTATGTGCAGTTCAGAAATATAACTAACTGCTCTGGAGCAGATATACTTGTAAACTATAACTTATCTATACTAGCTGATTCTAATGTTAGTGTATTGAATCCGAAATCAACATGGAGGTCAGATAGAGACTATGAGGTTGGATTGGTTTATTTAGATGAGTATGGAAGGATGACAACTGTATTGAATGGTGTCAATCCTACATACAACTCTATACATATGCCTCCTGCTAATTCTGCTACAGCTAACTCAATAAAGTTAACTATACAGAGTCAAGCACCTTGTTGGGCTACACATTATAGAGTATATGTAAAGCAAGCTAAGAAATCTTACTATAATATATTCCCAATTATTTCTTATTATAATGATTCATTTAGATATTTCTTAATAAATGAGTCTGACTTAAATAAGTTTAAGGTTGGTGATTATGTTATATTTAAAGGTACAGCTGCTGGACCAACATATTCAAACAAGAAGTATAAGATATTAGAGCTTGAGTCTAAATCGGCAGGATTTGTTACGAATGCCATAGCTGGAATATATTTCAAGATAAAGGTAGATAATGCTAATGAGTTAGAAGGACAAGGTGTTCAGTTATATTCACGCCAATCTATAGGTGGTGGATCTGTTACAGCTGCATTTCAAAGTAAAAATGTTGTAAAACCATATTCTCAGAGTAAGTCTTTTGTAGAAAAACCTATATTTTATGGAAGTGGAGACTCTAATGGAGTAATACTGTATCCTACTCCTGGTCTTGGTTATGCTCAATATGTAAACCCTGATAACGAAGATACTAGAATAAAAATTGTGATAAAATCTCCAACTCAATATTCTGTATTTAAGAACTCTATAAATAACTTAACAAAACAAAATAATGAAGTATTTTTATATACTTCTAATATAACACCAAATATTGCTACATCTATAGCTTCTGGTTATTTTAATGTAGTATTTAAACAACAAGCATATAATGTTGGAGATACATGGGTATTTAATTGTAGACAAAAAGATGTAATAGGTATAAACACAGCTATAGTTCCTGCATCAGATTGGTCTGAAACTACTCCTGAAACTGACAGAAAAATATTAAAAGGGGCAATAATAGAGATTCAAGTGCTAGAAGATACATTTAACCCTAGCGGATCGTCTCAAACAAAATTGGTGTTTCCTCCTTCTCCAGATGAATATGAAAATATAGAAGAGTGGTGGTATGAATCTGATGCTAGAGATAAGTTTTCATATAAAGATGTTTATGGAGAGGATATAAAAGGATCAAAAGTTAGGTTTAGAAGATGTTATGATTTTAGGTATGAGCCTGGATTTAATAGTGATTTCCCTACTAACGTTGTAAGTGTTCCTAATGATGTATCATTTAATTCATATCCAGTTAGAATGTTTATTGGGTCTTCAGTTCCAAATAACCCTGGATCTAATGGTTCTTTTGCTGCTAGCTTATATGAAGAGCCAGGATTATTTGATTATAGTCAAAATAAATTCATTGTAGAGTTTAGTATAAAGCAACAAGAGAATTTAAACTTTTGTGAAACTATACCTGTAGAGGAGGATGCGGACATATATCACGAACTACTTCAAACATATCCAATTGTAGATGGTCTTCATAAGGTATTGTGGGGCTATGATTCTTATGCAGATTCTAATGGAAATACTAAATTAGTTCATACATCTAAATCAGTACCTCACTACTTTAACGTAGGTGACTCTGTAAAGGTTACGACATCATTTTCACCAATCAATGGAATATTTGAAGTTATAGATGTAGAGGATTTATATTCTATAATTATTGATGC